TAGGATTTTATAATGTCTGAAACTGAACAAAATGATTATACTAGACTTTATGCATTGCGTCAAGAGCAAATATTATTTGATCAAATAAGAAAAACCATAGACGCTGAAATTAAAGCGTCTATGGCAATCAAATCCTCCTCAGAAATTCAAGGCAAATATGATGAGTCTCAGAAACAGGTCGAGACTCAAAATGAAATGATGCAGCAAGCTGCAAATTCTATTGAAGAACTTACTAATAGAAATAAAAAATTAGAACTTGATAAACAGTCTGAGAGAGATAGATTTGTAGAACTCAATAAAAAATATAATGAGGCAAATGAAGAGAGAAATAATCTTCGTGCCAGAAATACATCATTACAAAAAGAAGTTGAAAGACTTAATGTTGAAGTGAATGATGTAGCAAAGAATATTACTGAGTTAGAGAAAAATCAAAAACCAAAACAAATAAATAATAAAAAGAAAGAAGAGAAGCCTGTAGATACAGTTGCTGAACTTCCTGTAGAAGAAAACACATTCTGACCTCGGTATATACCGAATAAGGGGATAGCCATATGGCAAACACAACGATTCAGCTAAAGCGTTCTTCAGTTGCAGGTAAGCAGCCGAACACATCAACCATTAGTGTTGGTGAACTTGCTATTAACCTCACGGATAAGAAGTTATATTCTTCTGATGGTTCTAATATTTTTGAACCAGCTGCTAATGTTACAAATCTTAATGTAACTGCTAATGCTACCATTTCTGCTATTGTTGCTGATGGTTCACTTGGTATTTCTGGACAAGTTTTAACAACAAATAGTACTGGTATATATTGGGGGTCTACTGTAACATCAGTAGATTCTGGTGATGGTTTGTCAGGAGGGCCAATAACAGATTCAGGTACAATTTCGGTATTAGCTAATAATGGTATATCTGCTAATTCAACTGGTGTTTTTGTTGTACAAGGAACAGGTGCAGTTGTAAATGCTACTGGTGTACATGTTAATTCAGTTTATATTGGAACCTTAGCAGCTAATTCAGCAACATACTTAGGTGGTAATACTGCATCAGATTTAAGGTCATATTCTGATACAATAGCAGGAACGGCGTATTCAAATGCTGTATCCTACGCAGCAACAATAGCTGGAACTGCTTATAGTAATGCAATATCTTATGCTGCTTCTAATACATATGTAAATTCTACATTTGCACCTAAAGCCGATCCAACATTTACTGGTAATGCTACTTTTGATACTTCAACTTTATTTGTTGATGGTACTAATAATAGAGTTGGTATTGGGACGAGTTCGCCTGCATATACACTTGACGTAAATGGTAATATAAACGCCGACGGTACTGTTTATGCAACACACTTTGATAACGTATCTGACATTTCACTTAAAGAAAATATCATAACAATATCTTCACCAAAAGATATAATTGATAATCTAAATCCCGTATCATTCAATTGGAAAGATACTGGTGAAAAGTCGTTTGGATTTATTGCTCAAGAAGTAGAAAAGATTTTACCTGAGATTGTTCACACAAAAACAGACAATACTAAAACAGTTTCATATATACAATTGATACCTTTTCTGATTCAGATCATAAAGGAACAGCAACAACAAATTGATGATATAAATAATAAGTTAAACAATGCCTAGTAATCTAAAGGAGGTCGAAGATGGCAAAGTACCCTGCAACTAAAACACTAAAGAAAGCAACCCCAACTGTAAGAACTGGCGACAATATCGTTAAGTCTTGGGAAATTGAAGTTATCTATACACACACTCGTGATGATGATACGACATGGTCTCGTGCATATCCTCATACAGAAGATGTTGAATATCTCAGCAAAGAAACATCTGGTTTCACAAAAGCTGAGTTGATTGGTTTCATGCCTTCAAATATGGATGTTATTTTTGATGCTCATTATGAAGCGCATAATACACTACCAACTGAAGAAAAGGTTTCTAACTTCAACTTGAATGACCTCGCTTAATTATAACAATGGAGTAATATTATGGAAAATGAAGTAGCTGATGAACAGCAGAAAATGAGAACTGTGCTTCTTGGAGCACCTTCACATGATGGTAAGATTTCAGTCTGGCACGCAGCAGCATTAGCTGAAACGTGTAAGATTGGTCTTGCTAATGGAATCAATGTCCTTCCACTTTATATGTCATTTGATTCTCTAGTACAGAGAGCAAGAAATGATCTTGTCAAAGCAGCAGTTGATTCTGAAGTTGATGATCTTGTTTTCATCGATTGTGATCAAGACTGGAACCCAGCAGATTTCTTCAAATTGTTAAGTCATGACGTTGATGTTGTGGCTGCACCAGTTGTAAAGAAGTCTGATTTTGAACAGTACAATGTTAAGTTAACTCGTGAGTTCAAGGTAGAAGAAAATGGGCTTGTTGAAGTTGATGGTGTTGGAACTGGATTTATGCGTATTCGTAAAGATGCATTGAAGAAGATTTATGATGCATCTGAAGAATATAAAGAACCACATAAGCCAGAACCAATTCGAATGGTTTTCAATGTTGAAATTTTAGATGGTGAACTTTGTTCAGAAGATATTGTTTTCTGTCGCAAGTGGACTGAAATGGGTGGTAAAGTTTATATCGATCCAATGATTAATTCAGGACATTCTGGTGAAAAGAGATGGGTGGGTAATTTTTATGAATGGATAAAGTTAGTAGCTAAAAGGTAATATTAAGGGGCACCAATGGCAATTAAAATTCAAGGCACAGTAGTATTAGACTATGATGGCGCCAGTTACTCAAGTACAAATATTGCCGTTGGTGCTGATGCTCTTTCTTCATTAACAACAGGCATTAATAATGTTGGTGTTGGATTTCAGTCATTAGTATCCAACACAACAGGTAATTATAATGTTGGTGTTGGATATCAATCATTATATCTCAACACAATAGGTTATAGTAATGTTGGTGTTGGATATGCTGCATTATTTTCCAACACAATAGGTACTAGTAATACTGCTCTTGGAACTACTGCATTATACTCCAACACAACAGGTACTAATAATGTTGGTGTTGGATATGCTGCATTATTTTCCAACACAATAGGTACTTCCAATACTGGTGTTGGGATGCAATCATTATACTCCAACACAACAGGTATTAATAATGTTGGTGTTGGAATCTATGCTCTATACAATAACACAACAGGTACTAATAATACTGGTGTTGGTTATCAAGCATTATACTCCAACACAATAGGTAATTATAATACTGGTCTTGGGCATCAGTCATTATACGCCAACACAACCGGTAATTATAATGTTGGTCTTGGGCTTCAGTCATTACGAAACAACACAACAGGTTCTAATAATGTTGGTGTTGGTGTGAATGCATTATACAACAACACAACAGGTTATAATAATACTGTTGTTGGATATGCTGCATTATACTCCAACACAATAGGTAATAATAATACTGCTCTTGGCCATCGAGCATTATATCTCAACACAACAGGTACTAGTAATGTTGGTCTTGGTGTGAATGCATTATACAACAACACAACAGGTTATAATAATACTGTTGTTGGTTATACTGCATTACAAAACAACACAACAGGTATTAATAATACTGGTATTGGATATGGATCATTACAAACCAACACAATAGGTAATTATAATGTTGGTCTTGGATATCAATCATTATATTCCAACACAATAGGTACTAATAATACTGCTCTCGGTCCATTTTCATTATACAACAACACAACAGGTGTTAATAATACTGCTGTTGGATATATTGCATTACGAAACAACACAACAGGTACTAATAATACTGGTGTTGGTATGAATGCATTATACAGCAACACAACAGGTATTTATAATACTGGTGTTGGAACGTTCTCATTATATTTTAACACAATAGGTACTAATAATACTGCTCTCGGTCCATTTTCATTATACTCCAACACAACAGGTACTAATAATACTGCCGTTGGATATGCTGCATTATATTACAATACAATAGGTACTAATAATACTGGTGTTGGTTATCAAGCATTATTATCCAACACAACAGGTACTAGTAATGTTGGTCTTGGGCGTCAGTCATTATACTCCAACACAACCGGTGCTAATAATACTGGTATTGGCTATCAAGCATTATATCTCAACACAACAGGTGTTAGTAATGTTGGTGTTGGATATCAATCATTATATGCCAACACAATAGGTACTAATAATACTGCTCTTGGCTATCGTGCATTATTTTTCAACACAACAGGCATTGGTAATGTTGGTGTTGGATATCAATCATTATACAACAACACAACAGGTACTAATAATGTTGGTGTTGGTTATTTTGCATTATACTCCAACACAACAGGTAACCATAACACAGGTGTTGGTTATCAAGCACTTTATGACCAAACTACTGGAGTTTATAACACAGCACTTGGCTACAATACTGGTCGTGGGATTACGACTGGTTCTTATAACACGATCATTGGCGCACAAGTAACAGGTTTATCCGCTACACTGAACAACACTGTTATCATTGCTGATGGTGCTGGTAATCAAAGAATATATGTTGATAGTAGCGGCAACGTCGGAATTGGGACGGCGGCTCCTACGGAAAAACTTGATGTTGTTGGTAATGTAACGATCAGCGGATCAATCACCAAAGGCAGCGGATCGTTCAAGATTGACCATCCTCTAAAACCCGACACGCACCACCTCGTCCATTCATTTGTCGAGGCTCCAACGGCTGACAACATCTATCGCGGTCGCGTTGATCTGGTTGATGGTGTAGCAACGGTTGACATCGATGAGGCTGCACGGCTGTCTGGCGGAACATTTGTCGCGCTCAACACAAACACTGATTGCTGGGTCAACAACAAAACTGGCTGGGCTGCTGTTCGTGCGTCAGTCAGCGGATCGATATTGAGCATTGAGGCTCAGGACAACTCATGCACTGACACTGTGTCGTGGCTGGTGATTGGCGAGCGTCACGATCAAACAATAATCGATGCTACTTGGACAGACGAAGCTGGTCGCGTAATCACTGAACCTCAGAAGGATCATTAAAATGATTACAAACATTTGGGTCATCAAGCAGATGGACTGCTACCCCATATATAAATAAACATGTCTACCCTTAACAATGGAGTTTAAAATGGAAAAGATACTAAAGTTTGAGTTTACGGTTGAACAGACAAATATCGTACTAGCTGCTCTTGGTCGTATGCCATATGAAGCAGTAGCACCAATGATTGATGAAGTTCAGAAGCAGGCACAGGCTCAGGTTGGTAATCAGCCACGTGATATGCCAGTTCCTCCCTCTGAAGCAGAAAAGGCAGAACTGGTTAATTAAAACCAATTAAACATCAGGGGAAAGGGAACCGATGGCAGATAAAGATTTTGTAGTCAAAAATGGCCTAGTAGTTAATACCGATTTAATTGTAGCAAATACAGATTCAAATCGTGTTGGTATTAATACCTCTTCCCCTGATTCTACTTTAACGGTTTCTGGTACAGCAAATGTATCTGGAAATGTTGTATTTAGTGATAAAGTTTCAGTCGGAAATACAATTTCTGTTGGTAGCAATGCAACAATAAGCGGCCATATAAATGTTGCTTCTACGGCCAATGTTGGCGGTGCTACTACTCTACGTGGATCATTAACAGTTAATGGTGCTACTATTGTAGCTAATACTTTATCTGCTGGTAATACTTCTTTAGCCAATACTAATATCACTGGTTATATTAATACTACTTCTACAGCAAATATAGGTGGAGCTACTACTTTACGTGGATCATTAACAGTTAATGGTGCTACTATTGTAGCTAATACTATTTCTACAGGCAATAACACAATAACTGGATTTATTAATGTATCTTCTACAGCTAATGTAGGTGGTGCTACTACTTTAAGAAGTACATTAGATGTAACTGGTGCTACTACTTTAAATAATACTTTATCTGCTGGTAATACTTCTTTAGCTAATACTAATATCACCGGCTATATTAATACAACCTCAACTGCCAACGTTGGAGGAGCTACTACTTTAAGAAGTACATTAGATGTAACTGGTGCTACTACTTTAAATAATACTTTATCTGCTGGTAATACTTCTTTAGCTAATACTAATATTACAGGATTTATCAATGCATCATCAACTGCCAACATTGGTGGGGCTACTACTTTAAGAAGTACATTAGATGTAACTGGTGCTACTACTTTAAATAATACACTGGCCGTAGGAAATACTAGTGTAACCGGGTTTATAACAGCAACAACAAATTCTACTTTTTCCGGCGATACAACAACAGTAAAAGGAATCAGATTTTCTACTGATTCATCTTATACAGTAGGCAATACATCTCATAGACCATTAAAAATTTGGTCTGATGACATTGAAACTGAAAATATAACAATAACAGGATTTATTACAGGAACAATTGCGCCTGCTAGTAGTATTATTCCAACAACAAATTTGTCAGCAGATCTTGGTAGTTCAGAAAAATGGTTTGATGAATTATTTGTTGGTTCTATCACAACAAACACATTTACTGTTTCTGATGGTGGTGATGGTGTTTCAATAACATCAAACACTCAGTCATTTAAATCTAATTCTTCAATTACTGCAATTAGTATTAGAGCAAATACTACCAGTTCAAATACAACTCTTTCCGGTAATTTAGTTACTATTACTTCTAATACAAATGTTTCTGTTGCTAATCTTACAGTAACAAATGGAACATTTATATCAACAAATGGTTCAGTAACTACTACAGTCAATAATTCTACTATTCAAATCGGTGGTGGTGCAACTGTAAATTCAACAATTTTTACTGGGGCATCAAATAATTCTACATATCTCAATGGCCAGTTAGCTTCTTATTACACAAATGCAACTAATTTATCTACTGGAACTGTTGCATCTGCTAGAATTGCTGGTTCATATACAGGTATAACAGGTGTTGGCACTATATCAACTGGTACTTGGCAAGGAAGCCAAATATCTACAACATATACACAAGCTAAAATCACGTCAATATCTGGTGGTAATGGTTTAACAGGAACAGTTACAACATCAGGATCCATTTCTGTATTAGCTAATACTGGTATTGTAGCTAATGGCACTGGCACTTATGTAAATACTGCTTATATTGCAACCATAAATGCCAATAATGCAACATATTTTAATGGACAAGCTGCTTCTTATTATACAGGATATTCAGATACAAAAGCAGAAGCCGCTTATTCTAATGCTGTATCCTATGCTGGAACAATAGCAGGTACTGCTTATTCTAATGCAATTAGCTATGCTGGAACAATAGCAGGTACTGCTTATTCTAATGCTGTATCCTATGCTGGAACAATAGCAGGTACTGCTTATTCTAATGCTACTACATTTTCCGCAAATGCATCAAATCTTGGAAATGGTACAGTACCTAGTGGAAGAATCAATGGTTCATACACAGGCATAACTGGTGTTGGTACTATATCAACTGGCACTTGGCAAGGAAGCCAAATTTCTACAACATATACACAAGCTAAAGTTACATCAGTTTCTGGTGGCAATGGTTTAACAGGAACAGTTACAACATCAGGATCCATTTCTGTATTAGCTAATACTGGTATTGTAGCTAATGGCACTGGATTATATGTTAATTCGAGTTATATTGGAACTCTAAGTTCTAACAATGCAACATATTTTAATGGGCAAGCTGCTTCTTATTATACAGGATATTCAGATACAAAAGCAGCAACAGCTTACTCTAATGCTATTTCTTATGCTACTAATGCAAGCAACATATCTTCGGGCACTCTAAATGCTGCTAGACTACCGTACACAATCAATCAAAATTTAGGAACATCAAACGCTCCAACATTTGATGGCTTATATTTAACTGGTGGCTTAAGTTTAACTGGAGATATCACAACTTATCGTTCTGATGCTGTCACAACAGGTGTTATATTTTTAGGAAATTCGGGATCAAACTATCTTTATTATAATGGTTCATATTACGACATGCCAGGAGCCGAATTATACGTAAATGGATATCAAGTAGTTAAAAATACAGGAACATGGGGTATTAGTGTCACTGGCAATGCAGCAACAGCCACTAAATGGGCAACTGCTCGTACACTCAGCCTAACAGGTGCAGTTACAGGTAGCGCAAGTGTTGATGGTTCTGGTAATATATCACTAGCAACAATTGCAACATCAGATCCGACATTAACATTGTCCGGTGATGCTAGTGGTTCAGCAACATTTACTAACTTAGGTAATGCTACACTATCAGTAACAGTAGCCGATGATAGTCATACTCATGATGGCAGATACTATACTGAAACAGAATCAAATACATTATATATGAAAAGAACGGCTAATGATACTGTTACAGCAAATACACTATGGCAAGATAGTAAGCAAATTCAATTAGGAACCGGCGGGGATTTAAAAATTTATCATGATGGAACAAATGCCGTTTTAAATAATGATACTGGTAGTTTTTTATTTTATGAGGTAACAGGCGGAAGTTATATATGGCATGTTGCAGGCGCTAATAAGTTACAACTTGATTCTTCCGGAAATTTAACAGCAGCTGGAAATATAACTGCTTATTCTGATGTTAGATTAAAGAAAGAAATAAAAACAATTGATAATGCATTAAATAAAGTAACAAGCCTTCGTGGTGTAAACTTTATTAAAGATGAAGAATATCAAATGGGTGTAATTGCACAAGAAGTTGAAGAAATTATTCCGGAAGTTATATTAACAAATAATGAAGGAATTAAAAGTGTTGCATATGGAAATATGGTTGGTCTTTTAATTGAAGCTATTAAAGAATTAAAAATGGAAATAGAAGAATTAAAAGGTAAAAAATAATGGCAAATGAAGACGTAAATTCATCTGTTAATTATTGGAATGCAAATTATTCTGGTTATGGCACTATGAGCAAGAATTTTTTGTCTATGCGTACAATTCTTAATAATAACTCTGCTTATTCTGCTTATGATCTACAAGGAATGTATAATGCAATATATGCCTTTACACCACCAGTTGTTAAATGTTTTTCAAGAACATCAGCAGTTCTCATGTCTGATCTTTCATGGAAATGGATACACGAATTAGAAACTGGCGATATGATTTTTACATCAGATGGTCCTTCTGCTTTATCTCACTTACATATAACTAAACTTGGATTTAGAAGAATGTATGAGATGTATGATGGAAGTCTTTCATTTTCTTCTGATCATTGCTTATGGGTTAGAAGAAATGAAGGTGATTATTTTTGGGTGATGGATAAAAATGATTTACAAACTTCTTGCTCCATTGCCAATAGTCCAGTTATTAACAATATTGATAATGCCTTTATTGGTTCTGTTGATAGAGAAGAACAATTTGCACATGTAACTGGATGGAAAACTAATAAACCGGTTCTTACTGGAATAACTGCTCCCGATTATACTTTATACTCACCTGTTGTAGAAAATAAAGGTTTAATAGTTGTGAATGGTTATCTTGTAGATTCCGATTCAAACGAATCAACTAATAATTATAATTTTAATTGGGATGATATTATAAACAATGATATATCCAATTCAATGGATAGTTTACCAGAATTATTATCACAATATATCAAATATAGGACAGAAAATCCAAACGAAATTCCATGAGGTGTTTTATGATTAAATTTATTATGATTTTTACTATGTTATTTTCATCTATTGCAATTGCAAGTGATAAAGAAAAAGTGAATGTTTATAACAAGTATAGAATGGGTGGACCTCCTGGTGTTACTCTAAAAATTCTATTAGATACTATGAATCATTATGATAGTAAACATACTTATGTTTATTCTCAGATTACTGGTGCTAAAGGTGAAGCAGCAATTTCTAGAGGATTTATTGCAAAAGAAAAATCTCTAATATATGGTGCAAGTTCAGATTTTACATTTAATAGAATTACAAAAACAAAAACAAAGTATGACAAAAGTAAAGATTTTACTATAATATATGGTACTTCTGGTGTATATTGGAGTTTAATGATTGATAAGAAATCAAATATTAAAACAGTAAAAGATTTAATTAATAATATTAAAACTGGTGATAGTAAATTTTATGCAGATTATACAAGTAGTGCTGCAAGTAAATTTTTAACTGAAAGATTTTTAAAAAATAATAATATTTTTGGTTTAATGAAACCTGTTTTATACACTAAAATGTCTGATATTAATAGATCGATTGCAAGTGGAGAAACTAATTTTATTTTTCTGCCAGCAGCATCAGTCAAAGTTGGAAAATCTTTATTAAAAACTGATATGATGAGTATATCAATATTTTTTAGTAGTAAAAGACATGAAAAATTTGCTATGTCTATTATTCCTATTTTAGAAAAAGTATGTAGTGATTCGATATATAAAGCAGTATTAAAAAGATTTGGTCGTGAAGATAGATGTTATGACACAAAATATGTGAATGAGTATATTAATAATGAATGGAAATCTATACAACCCTAAGTTTGGTTATTATCAGTATAATAATCAAATATTTTCTACTAAAGAAGATATGTTTGATTATATTTTAGAAAACTGTAATGATGAACAAATAAAAAATATTCCAAATACATTATATAATTTTCATAATGAAGTCTTTCAATCTATAGATTGGAGGATAAATCCTACATTTTCAATAAACGAATTATATAAGATAAGAGCGCAACAATTAAGAGATGAATATGATTATCTCATATTACTTTTTTCTGGCGGTGCTGATTCCACTCAAGTTTTAAATACATTTCTAGAAAATGATATATTCATTGATGAGATACAAAATTATAATTATGATAAGGCACTAAAGAGTGTTGATAGAGATATTTTTAATAAATTTCCAAGTATTAAGATATTATTAGAATATGAATATGCTGCTAAACCAATTTTAAAAAAAGTTAAGCAAAAAAGTCCTAATACAAAAATAACATTTGTAGATACATCAGATTATGCGTATGATCAAATTGTTAATAAGAAATTTGATTTTCTTGGAAACAAATATCATAATAGCCATACATTGCTATCAAAAGCATATAGATCATTTACACCTTATACTGCAATATACAATCAACAGAATAATAATAAAAATAAAGTTGCTTTAATAAGAGGAAATGAAAAACCAAATCTAAGAATGGACAGAGAATGGAATCTTTATTTTACATTTCAAGATTTTTTATATCCAAATGTAAAATTATCAAGAATGGGGTACACTGATCCAAATATAGAAATTGAAGATTTTTATTGGTCTAAAGATATGCCTCTAATACCAGTAAAACAGTCTCATTTAATATTAGATAAGATGAAAAATGATAATGAATATTTGAAAACTGTATTATCTTTTTTTGTTGGTGGGAAGAGTCCAATTCAACAAAATTTTGATATGCATAATAAAACTGTATTTTTTAAAAGAAATTATATTGATCCTGTAATATATCCAAATTGGCAAAAGACATTTTCCGCAGAAAAAATTGGCAATGTAAATCCAGAATTTGAAATTTTTAAAAATTTAAATTATATAGTGTATGGATATGATCAAATGAAATCTCACGGAGAATATATTCGTGAAAAATATAAAAGATTACCAATTAAATTTATTGGCGGTTTGTTAGAGACACAGAACTATCTAATAGGTAATTTAAAAAGTCTTATCTTCAAGTAGTTCTATCATATTTCTATTTTGAAATATTTCTTTCGTTACTCTATTATAATTTGATGTGTTTTTTGATCTTAAAAGATTATAATATGGTGTTTTCACATTAGTTTGATTTGTATTTGGGTCTCTGAAGTTATTCAAACTTTTAGCATCATCGATTGTTTCTATATTTGAATATGTTAATACGGTAATAGAATCGTTTGATGTGTATGAAGTTGTATAGTTTTTTATAGAAAGGTAATAGTTTAGTTGCCCATTAAAAGATTTTGATACCTCTTTTTCAGATTCGGACCATTCAGATAATGGCACTATTGAAGAATTTGAGTTTAAGTATCTGGTAATAACTAAATCGTACATTTAGACCCCTATAAATATCTTACAATATCAATTTTTATATTTATAAATAGATAAAACACATAACTATTTATAGGGGTTTCTAATGGCCGTACCTACATCCAGAGCAGAATTTAAGGAATATTGCCTTAGAAATCTAGGCAAGCCTGTTATAGAAATCAATGTTGATGATGATCAAGTAGATGATCGCATTGATGAGGCTTTAAAATACTACTGGGACTATCATTTTGATGGTTCAGAAAAAACATATTATAAGCATGTTATAACGGCTGATGATAAAACCAACAAATATATAACTATGCCAGAAAATATAATTGGTGTAGTAAATTTATTTGATATTGGAAATAATGTTGGAACAAATAATCTTTTTAATATTCGTTATCAAATTGCTTTAAATGATTTATATACACTCACTTCTGTATCTATGATTCCTTATTTTATGGCAATGCAGCATATTCAATTTTTAGAATATATGCTAGTTGGAAAACAGCCATTAAGATATAATAGACATAGAGACATTCTTCATATTGATATGGATTGGGATAAGGTAGATGTTGGTCAATATTTAATAGTTGAAGCATATCAAGTAGTAGATCCTGATATCTATACCGATGCATGGGGTGATAGATGGCTAGCCAGATATTGTACTGCTCTTGTAAAAAGACAATGGGGTAATAATTTAAAGAAATATAATGGAATGCAACTTCCTGGTGGTCTAACTTTTAATGGTCAACAGATCTATAACGAATCAATTGATGAAATCAATGAATTAGAAAAAGAAATGATTTCATCATTTAGCTTACCGGTTACGGATATGATAGGATAAAATGTATACATATGGCTACAAATTTTTTCTTTAATAATTTTAAAAATAGTCAAGAGCAATTACTTCTCGAAAATTTGGTTATCGAGTCAATAAAAATTTATGGTGAAGATATGTATTATCTTCCTAGAACACTTGTAGATCAAGATCCAATTTATCAATCAGATTCTATTTCACAATATAATTCTGCTTATATGATTGAAATGTATATTAAGAGTGTAAATGGATTTTCTGGAGATGGTGTTTTCATGTCTAAGTTTGGTCTTGAAATTAGAGATCAAGTAACATTCTCTGTAGCTCAGAGAGTATTTAATGATGAAGTACAAACATTTACTAATATATTAAGACCAAATGAAGGTGATTTAATATATTTTCCACTTAATAAAAAAGCATTTGAAATTAAATATGTTGAAAATAAAGAATTCTTTTATCAGCTTGGAGCTCTTCAAACATATGAATTAACATGTGAACTATTTGAATATTCATCAGAAGTATTTAATACTGGAATAGAAGAAATTGATCAAATCCAAACCAAGTTTAGTCTTAACATATTTGATTGGGCTATACTTGATGAAAATGGTGATAGATTGCTCGATGAAAATGCTGACTATATAGTAGTAGAAGGTTATTCAGCAGGCCAAATTGATGCTTTAGCTGATAATGAAGATATTCAAACCGAGTCTGATAATTTCTTAGACTTTACAGAAAGAGATCCATTCTCAGAGGGTGGTACATATTAATGTTCGGTAACACATTTTATTTCAGCACAATTAGAAAATATGTAATATTATTTGGAACTTTATTTAATGATATTCATATTACCAGAACTAACGCTGCTGGTACAACAGTTCAATTATTAAAAGTTCCATTATCATATGCACCAAAGGAAAAAGTTCTTACCAGAATAGCTGCTGATCCAGAAATTGATAGACAAGCCGCCATTTTACTTCCAAGAATGTCATTTGAAATGGTTAAAATGGAATATGATGGTACCAGAAAATTGCCTACTATTAATAGAGTAGCTAGAAAAGATGCTGATGATGCTGATAAATTAAAATATCAATATAATCCAGTTCCATATAATTTACAATTTAAACTTTTTATCTATGTTAAAAATGCAGAAGATGGAACAAAAATAGTAGAACAAATACTTCCATTTTTTACTCCGGAATGGACTACTACGGTAAATCTTATTCCTGAAATGAATATAAAAATGGATATACCTGTTATTATGAATAATATTGATATTCAAGATATATATGAAGATGATTATAAGAAAAGAGATTCTTTAATATGGACAATGGATTTTACTATGAAAGGTTATATCTATGGTCCAGTTAAGAAAACCGGTATTATTAAATTTGCTAATACTACTTTTTATATTCCAAATGTTGCTGATGGTCAACTAAGAACTGCTGTTGGAAACACAGATCCAATTGATAGAGTTACCGTTCAACCTGGATTAACAGCAAATGGAACACCAACATCAAATGTTTCTATAACAATTCCTTATGCAGACATTGAAGTAGATGATGATTTTGGATACATAACACAAATTGAATTTTTAGGACCTACTGAATAATGAGTGAAGAAAAAAAGAATGATTCAATTGGAGATGCTTTAAATATGCGTCAAATGGAAGTATATGATCCAGTTAAATCCATGATAAATGCAGCTCATGATGATTCAGCGACTGAAGATTTTACATATGCTAGAGCAAATATTAGAGATATAATTGATACAGGCACTGATTCACTTCAAAAATTAGCAGAAATAGCTGATCAGTCTCAGCATCCTAGAGCATTTGAGGTTATGAGTACTCTTATGAAGACAATAGTTGATGCAAATAAAGATTTAATGGATTTACAAAAAAAGATAAGAGATATTGATACTCCAGGTAAACAAAATGATACTAAAAATATAACAACCAATAATCTTTTTGTTGGTTCTACTGCAGAACTACAAAAGATGATACAGGACATGAAAAAAGATGTCTGAAGGTTATAATGGTAATATTAATCTAAAAAGAATTAATGTTGGTATTGAATGGACACCTGATCTTGTTCAGGAATATTTAAAGTGTTCTCAGGATCCCATATATTTTGTTGAAAAATATATGAAGATTGTAAATGTTGATAAAGGTCTTATGACAATAGATCTTTATCCATATCAACATCAAATTTTAAATGTCGTAAAAGATAATAGATATACTATTGTTGCTACAGCAAGACAGGCTGGTAAAACTACATCAATTGTTGGTGTTATCTTGCATTATATTATATTCAATCCTGAAAAAACTGTTGCATTATTGGCAAACAAAGGCGATACAGCAAGAGAAATTTTAAGTAGAATTCAATTAGCATATCAGCATTTGCCAAAATGGTTACAGCAAGGTATTATTGAGTGGAATAAAGGTTCATTTGTTCTTGAAAATAATTCAAGAGTTATTGCATCTTCTACATCATCTGATGCTATTCGTGGCTTTTCTATTAACCTACTATTCATTGATGAAGCTGCATTTATTGAAAATTGGGATGATTTCTTTACTTCAGTTTTTCCAACCATTTCATCAGGTCAATCAACCAAAATTATTCTTGTTTCAACTCCAAATGGTCTGAATCATTTCCATAAAATATGGGTTGATGCTGAAGAAGGCAGAAATAATTATATTCCAATTCGTGTTACTTGGGAAGATGTTCCTGGTCGTGATGAAAAATGGAAAGAAGAAACCATTGCTGCAATGGGTGGCGATGTTGAAAAATTCAACCAAGAACATAATGTTGAATTTTTAGGATCTTCCGGTACACTTATTGCAGGCTGGAAATTAAAAGAGTTAGTTCATAAACATCCAGAAGTTTCAAACTTTGGACTCGATAGATATGAATCGCCTAAAAAAGATAGAATTTATGTAACTGTGGCAGATGTTGCTAGAGGTAAAGGACTCGATTATTCGGCATTTCAAATAATTGATGTTACTGAAATGCCTTATAAACAAGTATGTGTTTACAGAAATAATATAATTAATCCTGTTGATTATGCTGAATTATTATATAAAACAGTTATGGCATATAATAATTCATTCTTATTAGTTGAATCTAATGATATTGGTGGACAAATATCAGATATACTTCATTATGATTTTGAATATGATAATATGCTTTATACAGAAGCCATGGGTAGAAATGGTAAAAGAATTTCTTCCGGGTTTGGTGGAAAAAATGTTGATAAGGGAATTAGAACATCTAAAGCTGTAAAATCAATTGGATGTTCGGTTATGAAAATGTTAATAGAACAAAATCAACTTATAATTCAAGATTATGAAACTATTCATGAGTTATCAACATTTTCTAAAAAATATAATTCATATGAGGCTGAATCAGGCAAACATGATGATTTAGTTATGTGTCTAGTTTTATTTGCTTGGTTAACCAATCAGAATTATTTCAAAGACGTGACTGACATAAATACTTTATTAAAATTAAAAGAGAAAACTGAAGAAGATATGATGGAAGATCTGCTCCCATTTGGATTTTTAGCTGGTAGTGAAGATGAAACTTTTATTGAAGAAACTGATTCAGGGCAGAAAATATTGTGGAATTATAGCTAAAAAAGGATTATTTATAAATACTAATAAAGAAATAATGTATTTCTTTCCATGAAAGGAGAAAAAATATGCCATTCCAAGTCAGCCCTGGCGTAAATGTATCAGAGATTGATCTAACTACAATAGTTCCTGCCGTTTCTACCTCAATTGGCGCCTTTGCTGGCGTTTTTCGTTGGGGTCCAATTGGCCAGAGAATTCTAGTAGATAGCGAAACAGCTCTTGTAACACGTTTTGGTAAGCCAACCAATCTAAATGCTGAAAGTTTCTTTACTGCAGCAAACTTTCTAGGGTATTCAAATGCTCTTTATGTATCAAGAGCAGCAAACACAACTGGTTCTTCACCAACAATTTCAGGTGCAGTTGAAGTAAATTCAGTAACAATTAGAACATCAAATACTTCTGATTTAAGTACAGATCTATATGTATTAACTTCTACATCAAATAATGCAACAGTTGCTGGCGCTGCCAAGATTGCTTCAATTGTAAATTCAACAGCATTTACAATAACTCAATCTTCAGATGTTACACCAGTATCCGGTGCTAATACTTATGATACTGCAATTACTATTAATACTGACGTGGATTCAGCAAATCTAGTAACACTTTCTTCTGGTAATACAGATGATCTTGCTGTTGGTTTTGTTTTAACAGCTTCATCAAATACCGAAGTTGTTTCAAATGCATATGCAACAATTACATCAATTACCAACTCAACATGTGTTCAGGTTTCTGATGATGTAATTGTAGCTAATGGTTCATCTACTGTTACATTTACACAAGGTGGTACTGTAAGTCTGCAGTTTATTTCAAATACCGCTTTTAATGCTTTAGCAAATACTGGCGTTGTTGCTGGTATTGCTTCTCAGATTGTTAAGAATGAAACAGATTTTACAACAAAGGACGGTACTTTTGATACAGATGTTGCTTTTGTTGCAAAGTATCCAGGTGATGCTGGTAACTCACTAAGAGTTTCAGTATGCGGTAATTCTTCTGGTTATAGCTCATCAATTAATCTTGATAGCTATGGCACCACAACTTCACTAGTAACAACACTTAATAGTAACACAGCTACTATTACAATTACAATTAGTGATGATGAATCTGCAGCAACTGCAAACGCTAATGCTTTATCAGCACTTCTTAACACTACTGATAGATTACAGGTTGGTAACACAACAATTGGTTATCAATATTTAAAGATTACCGGTATTTCATCAGCAGTAACAAGTAATTCAGCAGTAATTACATTGAATTTTGAAGATCCTCTAAAGCTTTCTTCTTCATTTACTTACACTGACACATCAATTACTCGTTATTGGGAATTCTTTAATCTAATTGATGCTGCTCCTGGCCAATCTACTTATCAGCGAGAGTTTGGTAACACATCAGTTAATTCAGATGAACTTCACATTGTAGTAGTTGATGAAAATGGCAAGTTCTCTGGAGTTCCAGGAACAATTATTGAAACATATAAGGGTCTATCAAGAGCAACAGATGCAAAGACAATTGATGGTGCTGCAAATTATTATCGCACAGTAATTAATGACTCTTCTGCTTATATCTGGGCCGTTAATGATTTATCCGGTGCTGCTTCAGCTACTGCTGAAAATCTAACAAGTTCAACACTAGATGTTCAATCAATGGCATTTAGCATGGGTCGTGATGGTGCTAATGAAGAAAATATCCCATTATCAGTTCTTGCTGCTGGTTATGATTATTTTGCATCAGCCGAAGATGTTGATATTTCATTGGTACTAACCGGCAAGTCAAATGGTTTCTATCTAGCAAATTATCTTATTGATAATATTGCTGAAGTCAGAAAAGATTGTGTTGTATTCTGTTCACCAGAAAAATCAGATGTTGTTGGATCCGGATTTGGAACTGAAGCTGATAATATCGTTGCTTTCAGAAATAATCTTAGATCAACATCATATGGTGTATTAGATTCTGGTTATAAGTATCAGTATGATCGGTACAATGACATTTATCGTTGGATTCCAATGAATGGTGACGTTGCTGGTCTTTGCGCTAGAACAGATAATACAAATGATCCATGGTGGTCACCAGCCGGCTTCAATCGTGGACAGATTAAAAATGTTATCAAACTAGCTTTCAATCCACGTAAAACTGAGCGTGATACATTATATAAGAGTGGTATTAATCCAGTAGTAACTTTCCCAGGTCAAGGCACAATCCTATTTGGTGATAAGACTCTACTATCTAAGCCATCAGCATTTGATAGAATTAATGTTAGACGTCTATTCATTGTTCTTGAAAAAGCAATTTCAACCGCATCCAAATTTACTCTATTCGAATTTAATGATGAGTTTACACGGTCTCAGTTTAAGAACCTTGTAATTCCTTATTTAAGAGATGTTCAGGGTAGACGTGGTGTAACTGACTTCTTGGTTGTCTGTGATGATAGTAACAATACAGCTGAAGTAATTGATCGTAACGAGTTTATTGGTGATATCTATATTAAACCTGCTCGCTCTATCAACTTCATCCAGCTTAATTTCGTTGCTGTTAGAACTGGCGTTCAGTTCTCAGAAATTGTTGGCCAGTTTTAATAAATAGAAATAAAAAAGGAGTTTTTAGAAATGGCATCAGGTTTTAATATCAACACATTCAAGAGCAAGGGCCTCATCTTCGGTGGGGCCCGGCCATCGCTCTTTGAAGTGTTCATGACCGTACCAGATTCAGTCGGCATTACACCAGGATCCGAAGATCGTCTTCGGTTCCTTTGCCGGGCTGCTCAGCTTCCAGCTGCAACAATCGATTCTATCAACGTTCCATACTTTGGTAGAAATATTAAGATTGCCGGTGACCGTTCTTTTGGTGATTGGACAATCCAGGTAATGAACGATGAAGACTTTAAGGTAAGAGCAATGTTTGAAAAATGGTCAAATGCTCTAAATCGCTTTGAGTCAAACGTTCGCCAGGCAAACCTAGTTGAAGAGAATACTCTAGCCGGTTATAAGTGCAATATTGATGTTGTACAATATGGCAAGGGTGGTGAGGTAATTCGTACCTGCGAAATCGTTGGTGGTTTTCCAACTTCAGTTGATGCAATTGGTCTTAATTGGTCAGATGCAAATGCAATTGAAGAATTCTCAGTAACATTTGCCTATGATTACTGGCTTCCAAAGGAAGGCACTGAGCAAAATAATGAATTTGCTCGCCTTGCTAGAGATCCAGTATCAATTTAATTGATATAAAAAAGGGGTAGTACCTCTACCCCTTTATTTTCTTTGTTATGTCATAAAGGAATTTAAATGGTACAAATTTTTGGTTGGGAATTTAAAAGAAAAGAATCAGAAGATCAATTTGATTCTTTTGTCCCAAAAACGGAATCAAATGAAGACGGCGCAATGGTTATTGCAGCCGGTGGTGCTTATGGAACATATGTAGATCTCGATGGTACCATTAGATCAGAAGCAGAATTAATTGCAAAATACAGAGAAATGGCCCTTAATCCAGAAGTAGATGCCGCTGTAGAAGAAATTACAAATGATGCTATTAATATGGAAGATCATCAAGTTGTAAAGATTATTCTTGATGATCTAGAATTTGGTGATAAAGTAAAGAAAAATATTTCTGATTGTTTTGAAAAAACCATTGATCTTTTAGAGTTTAATAATAGAGCACATGATATATTTCGTAAATGGTATATTGATGGAAGAACATATTATCATGTAGTTATTGATGAAAAAAAGACAATAGATGGTATTAAAGAATTAAGATATATTGATCCTAGAAAATTACGTAAAGTAAAAGAACAAGCCCGTAAAAGAGTAAAAGAATCAGAATATTCTGTTCTAAAAACATCAGCAGAATATTATATCTATAATGAAAAAGGTTTTAATTATGGAAATAAAGGAGCTCCTGCAGCCAGTGCAACTGCAGCTGCTTCCGGTTTAAAAATTGCTAAAGACGCAATAGTGCAATGTACTTCAGGATTAACTGATGGTGCTGGAACTTCAGTTTTATCATTTTTGCATAAGGCAATTAAACCACTAAATCAATTAAGAACTCTTGAAGATGCTACTGTAATTTATCGTATTTCAAGAGCACCAGAAAGAAGAATTTGGTATATTGATGTTGGTAATCTACCAAAGATGAAAGCTGAACAATATGTTCGTGAAATTATGACCAAGCATAAGAATCGTCTTGTATATGATGCTAATACTGGTGATATTAAAGATGATCGTAAATTTATGACAATGCTTGAAGATTATTGGGTACCAAGAAGAGAAGGTGGTCGTGGAACTCAAGTTGATACACTTCCAGCTGGGCAGAATCTTGGTGAAATGGCGGACGTAGAATTTTTTCAAAAGAAGCTTTATCGTTCTCTTAATGTTCCAACTGATAGATTAGATGCTCAATCCGGATTTAATCTTGGTAGATCATCAGAAATTTCTAGAGAAGAATTAAAATTTGGTAAGTTTATAGATAGACTTCGCGGTAGATTCTCATTATTATTCCTATCAATTCTTGAAAAAGAAATTGTTCTTCGTAAAATTATGACAATCGAAGAATGGAATCAAATTAAAAATAAAATTAAATTTGATTTTGTTAGAGATAGTTATTTTACTGAACTTAAAAATGCTGAAATTCTTCAGGGTAGAATGCAAACTTTAGCTTCTATGGAAAATTATATTGGAAAATATTATTCTAATGATTGGGTTAGAAAAAATATTCTTAAACAAGATGATGATATGATTGAAGAATTAGATAAACAAATTATTGAAGAACAAAGTAATGAAATATATAATCCTCCTATGGAACAACCAATGGATGGACAGGAACAAGGTGATGCAGATCAAGCCGCAATGCAACAAGATCAGCCACAAGATGATGATGATGAAAGAAAAAAATTATTAAATGCAAAAAATACTTATTTGAAATTAATTGATAAACAAAATAAGTCAATGCAGGATATTTCACAATTACAATCAGCTGCAGTAACAATTGCAAAAGGGCCGGATGAAGATTTAAAAACAATGTTACAGGTTAGACAACAAAAGTGAGGTTACTATGAGTGAAAATAAATATACATTAGATGACTTGGTTGATAACACTTTCGAGTCAAAGCCTTTAGATTTTGAAATAGCATTTGATGATATTATAAAAGATAGAATTTCAGATGCTATTGAATTAAGAAAACAAGAAATAGCAAAGAACATATTCAATAAACAAGAAGAAGGGACTGATGATGGCGAAGAAAGTTAAGTCACTCAGAGACATTATCGCAAAAGATGAAAAGAGCGCCGGGAGAAATATCCCAAAAGGCGAAGCTGATTTTCTTGCCAAGCACGAAGTTGAAAAGACTGAAGATGCCAATGGTAATGGTGATGATGTCTTTAATGCCAAAAAGGTAGAACCAGAAGAAAAATCTCAGATTGATGCTGGTAAACGTCATGGTTATCGTGGTGATGAAGATGTTGCAGCTTATGAGGAAACCATTCATGAAAAAGGAATGGAATGCAATAAATCATCTGCAAAGATATATTGCCCTGTTCATGGAAAAGAAGAATGTTCTGGTGATGTTGAAGAAGAATTAACACCAAAACAAAAAATGCTTGATAAGAATAAAAATGGCAAATTGGATGCTGATGATTTTAAAAAGCTTCGTAAAGAAAGCAAAGATGAAAGAGAGTATGACTATGAAGGAGATATGGCTATCTCACAGATTAAGTCAATTATGAATCATTCAAAACAGCTCATGGATATGTTAAAGCCTGATACAAATTTACCAGAGTGGGTTCAGTCTAAAATTACTCTTTCAAAAGATTATATTCAAACTGCAGCTGATTATATGTCAACAGAAATGAAAGAAGAAGTTGAACAGGTTGATGAAGTTTTAAAGGCATCTGATCCAGCTGGAAAATGGATTAGTGATTTTGTTCATTCAGATAATCCAAAATTTGCTGGTAAGTCAAAGAAAGAAAGAACAAAACAAGCCCTTGCCGCTTATTATGCTAAGAAAAGAGGTAAGTAATGATTATCAGCGTTAAAGGTTCTGCAATTTCTATAACCGCAGCAAATACAGTATCAGATGCTACTTTAGTAAGAATTCATGCAACTAATGCAGCAGCAATTACAGTTGCTAATACTAGCGGAACTATTGGAACATTTAATATGTCTCAAGGCCAAGTTGAAAATTTAGAAAAAGCAAGTTCTGATACTATTGCAGCAAACGCCGCCGTTTCATGCACGCCAGTAGCTTATAAAGGATAGCAATATGAAACTAATTACTGAACAGAATGAAGATATTCATTATATTACCGAGACTCTAGAGTCCGGTAAAAAGAATCACTATATTGAAGGCATCTTTATTCAAACAGAACAACAGAATAGAAATGGTCGTCTTTATGAAAAAAAGATGATGGAACCTGTTGTTGAAAAATATCTATCAGAAACAGTAAAAAACAATAGAGCTTTCGGTGAGCTAAATCATCCATCAGGACCATCTATTAATTTAGATAGGGTTTGTATTCTTATTAAAGAATTAAAGTGGAATGAAAATGATGTGCATGGTAAAGCACTCATTACCGATACACCTATGGGAAATATTGTTAAAGGTTTATTAGAATCAGGTGCTCAACTTGGTGTTTCAACAAGAGGTATGGGTGAATTAGAAAAAACTTCAGAAGGTATTATGAAGGTTAAACCTGGTTACCATTTAGCAACAGCAGCAGATGTTGTAGCTGATCCTTCAGCCCCAAATGCATTTGTTCATGGTATCATGGAAGGTGTTGAATGGGTTTATGATGCTTCTAGAGAAGCATGGTATGAAGAAAAACTTCATGAAACTAAAAAGAAATTAAATAAAATGACTATTGAACAAATTGAAGAAAAGAAGCTTCTTATGTTCGAAAACTTCATTAATTCTTTAACATCTAAAACTTATAAATAATAATAAATTTTTTAATAGGGGTATTAAAAATGGCAAGAAAATCAACAAAATCATTGGTAGAAGAAAACGAAGTTCTTGAGTCTCAAGAAGTAAAAGCTTCTATCGAAAAAACAGTAGAAGAAGTAGTTGAAGAAGATCAGGTTGAAGAATCTGTTGCTTCTGAAACTCTTAAGGCTAATTCAAAGCCAGCAGTTGACTCAATGTCAAAAGTTGAAATGATGAAGTCAGTTATTGGTGCAATGGGCGCTATGGAAACTAGCGACCTTGTAAATTTCTTTAATCAGGTTCAGTCACAATATGGCAAGGGCAAGGATTGGGGTGTTGGTGACAACTCTGCAAAGAATGCTGCTTCTGTTGCCACCAAGGGTGCTATGAAGGAAGATATGGATGTTATCTTTGCCGGTGAAGATCTATCAGAAGACTTCAAGGAAAAGGCAACAACATTATTTGAAGCTGCCGTATCTGCAGTAGCAATCACAGAAACAGCTCGTATTGAAGAAGAATTTGAAACAAAGCTTGTAGAAGAAGTTGAAACAATTAGAACAGAACTTATTGAAAACGTTGATAAGTATCTTGATCATGTTGTTGAGAAGTGGATGGAAGATAATGCAGTTGCAGTTGAATCCGCTTTAAGAAATGAAATCATGGAAGAATTTATTGATGGTCTAAAAGGTCTATTCTCACAACATTATGTCGATATTCCAAATGAGAAGCTCGACGTTCTAGAATCTCTAACCGATAAGGTAGAGGAACTTGAGAATGCTCTAAATGAAGCAATTGCTGAAAAGAGCGAACTCAAAAAGTCCGTAGTTGAAAATGAAAGAAAAGATATCTTTATTAACGTTTCAGAAGGTCTAACAATGACTGATGCTGAAAAGTTTGCTGCACTAGCTGAAGGTATTGAATTCGATGGTGATTTAACAAAATATGAAAAGAAGCTAACTCTCGTAAAAGAGAATTATTTCTCAAAGAAAGTTGTTTCTTCTTCAATAACTGAAGAAATTGCAGTTGATGACGTAGATCAGAAAGAAGAAGTTTCTTATTCAGATCCTTCCATGAAGAGATACGCTGAAGTAATTTCAAGAAATGTAAAAAGATAAATAAATTTATTGTAAATGTAAACTTTCCAAAAGGAGAAAAAAACATATGGCATATCTAGCTGAGGAACTACAAAACAAGTGGAAGCTAGTGCTCGAGCACCCAGATCTTCCCGCTATTTCCGATGTTCATAAGCGTCGTGAAGTTGCTACAATGCTTGAGAATACAGAGCGTGAGCTCCGTGTCTCTGCAAATCACAACCAGTTTATGCTTTCAGAAGCATCCCCAATCAATGCAATGGGTGCTTCTTCTTCAACAGCATCAGATGGTACAGTCGACATTTTCGATCCAGTACTAATTTCTCTAGTACGTCGTGCAATGCCAAACCTAATTGCTTATGATATTGCTGGTGTTCAGTCAATGACTGGCCCAACCGGCCTTATCTTCGCAATGCGTGCTCAGTACGCCAACTCAACTGCTAAGAACGGCGAAACTTTCTACAATGAAGTTAATACTGCCTTCTCAACAGTTGTTGCTGGTAACACAACATTCGGTCAGGATCATACAGCCGGCGCTGGCATTCCTGGTCAGTCAAATACAACAGCTATGGCAAATACTGGTTACTACAACACTGGTACCGGTATGTCAACAGCTACTGCTGAAGCTCTTGGCTCATCAGATACTTTCCCAGAAATGGCTTTCTCAATCGAGAAGGTTACAGTAACTGCTAAGACACGTGCTCTAAAGGCAGAGTACTCCATGGAACTAGCTCAGGATCTTAAGGCTGTTCACGGTCTAGATGCTGAAACAGAGCTTTCCAACATTCTTTCAGCTGAAATCATGGCTGAAATTAACCGTGAAGTTGTTCGTACAGTTAACATCACCGCTAAGGTTGGTGCTACTTCCGGTACAACTGCAACTGGTATCTTCGATCTTGACACCGACTCAAACGGTCGTTGGTCAGTTGAAAAGTTCAAGGGCCTAATGTTCCAGGTCGAGCGTGAAGCTAACGTAATCGCCAAAGAGACCCGGCGTGGTAAGGGTAACATCATCATCTGTTCAGCTGACGTAGCTTCAGCCCTTCAGATGGCTGGTGTTCTCGACTATGCTCCTGCTCTCAATAGCAACAACCTCCAGGTTGATGATACAGGCAATACATTTGCTGGCGTTCTAAATGGTCGCTTCCGCGTCTATATCGATCCATATGCAACTGGCGGTAACTACATGACAATAGGTTATAAGGGTTCTTCAGCATTTGATGCTGGTCTCTTCTACTGCCCATATGTTCCACTCCAGATGGTCCGTGCAGTTGATCCTGCAACCTTCCAGCCAAAGATTGGTTTCAAGACTCGTTATGGCATGGTTGCAAACCCATTCAATGATGGAATTACAGCTGCTGGTACTGGCGCAATTGCAGTCAATACCAATGTTTACTATCGTAAGGTTATCATCAACAACCTTATGTAATAATAGTAAGACCGAGTTAATCGGCTTAATTGGAGGGGCTTCGGTCCCTCCTTTTTTTATTTGTTGTCCTTAGATATCATTATAACAACAAGAGAAAAAATGTCAATATAAATAGTAAGGTAATGGAGACAAATAATGAGTGCAGTAACCAACACACCTGAAAATAAGAATTTTCTTTCACCAATTAATTTTAGGTTTCAAATAAAAAGATCACCTCATCTGAATTTCTTTATTCAGAGAGTAAATCTTCCTGCAATTCGTTTACCTGATGTTACATATCCAAATCCAGTACAAAATATTCCATACTTTGGTGAACACATGGAATATGCTGACTTAGTTATAGAATTCAAAGTAGATGAAGATCTACAAAATTATTTAGAACTACATAACTGGCTTATTCAACTTGGAACACCTGAAAGATTAGATCAATATAGAGAAATTTCACAAAAAGAAACATATACAGGTGAAGGTATTTTTTCAGATATAACTCTTATTGTATTATCAAGTGCAATGAATGCTAATTATGAAATTGTGTTTAGAGATTGTTATCCAATGGCATTATCAGAACTTGAATTTGATACTTCATCAGAAGATGTAAATTATCTAACATGTATGGCTACATTTAAATACACTTTATACAATATAAATCAACTTTAATCGTTTACAAATTCAATAAATTATGGTATTATATAACTTTGATGTAAGGAATTTGTAATGACTCTTGAAGAAATATTAGAATCTTGGGAACAAGATTGTATAGTTGATAAAACTGAACTAGCTGAAGAAGCTTTAAAAATTCCAAATTTACATAGTAAATATCTTAGAATTTTAAGCACTGAAAAGCTTAAGTTAAAGAAACTCGAATCTGAATATAAAATTCTTAAACTTGAAAAATATGAATTTTATACTCAAGGACACACTGAAGATACAATGAAAAAAGGCTGGCAACTCCCAGCAAAAGGAATGATTCTTAAAGCAGATATTCCAATGTATATGGAAGCTGATGAAGATATAATTAATTCAACTCTTAAAATTTCATATCAAAACGAAAAAATAGAAGCATTAGATACTATAATTAGATCAGTAATGAATCGTGGTTATCATATTAAATCTGCAATAGATTGGAATAAATTTATTATGGGAGCAAACTAATTGGAAACAGTTTACGTCTCAAAATTTGATGAAACTTATAATAAAATATCTTGTGAGGTTAGTACTGCCCATGAGTTATCCGAGTACTTTACTTTTTTTGTACCTGGATATAAGTTTATGCCAGCATATAGAAACAAATTTTGGGATGGTAAAATACGTTTATTTAATAAAATGAATGGATTATTATATGCTGGTTTAAATGAATATGTTGAAAAATTTTGTAAAGAAAGAGGATATCTATTAGATTATTCTGATGAATTTACAGCAATAGAATTTTCTTTAAAAGAAGCAAAAGAATTTTTAGATAAATTAAACCTTAAGATATATCCAAGAGATTATCAAATTGAAGCATTTACTCATGCTGTTAGAAATAGAAGAGCTCTTTTATTATCACCAACAGCTTCTGGTAAATCATTAATTATTTACATATTAAATCGTTTATATAATGCTAAAACATTAATAGTAGTTCCAGTAACATCTCTTGTACATCAGTTATCTTCTGACTTTGAAGATTATGGATATGATTCTAAAAGACATGTACATAAAATATTTTCTGGGCAAGAAAAAAATACAGATAAACTAGTAACAATATCTACATGGCAAAGTATATATAAAATGCCAAAAGATTGGTTTTCTCAATTTGATGTAGTTATTGGTGATGAAGCTCATTTATTTAAAGCCAAATCACTTACATCAATTCTTGAAAAAATGAATCAATGCAAATATAGATTTGGGTTTACAGGAACATTGGATGGAACTAACACTCATAAATTAGTACTAGAAGGATTATTTGGACCTATTAAAAAGGTTATAACTACAGCTGAATTAATTGAACAAAAACATTTATCAGATTTTAAAATTAAAGCGCTAATTTTATCATATCCTGATGAAATTAAACAAATGATGAAAAACTATTCATATCAGGATGAAATTGATTATATAGTATCTTGTTCCAATAGGAATAATTTTATTAAAAATTTAGTTTTATCACTTGAAGGTAATTCTCTTTTACTATTTCAATTTGTTGAAAAACATGGTAGAATTCTAAATGATCTTTTAAAGAATAATGGTAAAGAAACATATTTTGTACATGGAGGCGTTGATGCAGAAGAAAGAGAAAATATTAGAAAGCTTGTTGAGCAAAATTCAAATACAATTATCATCGCTTCATATGGAACTTTTAGTACAGGTATTAATATCAGGAATTTGCATAATGTTATATTTGCATCGCCTAGCAAATCAAGGATAAGAAACTTACAATCAATTGGTAGAGGACTTAGAAGATCCGAAACAAAAACTGAAAGTACATTATATGATATAGCAGATGATATATCATGGAAATCTAGAAAAAATCATACGCTTCTTCATTTTATTGAAAGAATGAAAATATACAATGAAGAAAAGTTTGATTATAAAATTTATAAGATTGGATTAAATATATGAGTGATCTACATGAAATCAATGAGTTTGTACAAATAAAACTTTCTAATAATGAAGATATAATTACATATATGCTATTTGAAAATGAATTTTTCTTATGTGTTAGTGATCCTCTTCTAGTAGAAGAACATTATATGAATGGTGCAATTTCTTTAAATTTTTCAAGATATGATGTATATTCTTTAAGTCATGAGAACATTTATATTGACAAAAGACAAGTTGTGTTTTATAATTATGCATCAATGAATATTGTAAATTATTATTTAAAATTTAAAGAATACCTTGAAAAAATAGGTGATATTAAATTTAATCTATCATTGGATAATTCAACTGAATCTTTAGACTCTTATATAAATCAACAATTTGATAAAAGTAAAAAGAAAAAAGTTAATATTTTAACACCAGTTAGTAACACGGCACATTAAAATGAGAAAAACAACACATTATGTAAATAACAAAACTTTATTTGAAACAATGAAAACATATAAAGAAAGTTATGATAAATCCAAAGAAAATAATGAAGAACTCCCACGTATTCCGGAATATGTTGGTGAAAGCATTATGCTTATATGCAATAGATTGTCATATAAGCATAATTTTATTAATTACACATATAAAGAAGAAATGATATGTGATGGTATAGAAAATTGTTTGGCAGCAGTTAATAACTTTAAACCAGATAGATCTAATAATCCATTTGCATATTTTACACAAATTGCTTTTAATGCCTTTATTAGAAGAATTTCGAAAGAAAAAAAACAAACATATATAAAGCATAAAAATATGGAAAACATGTTTGTATTTGATGATTTATTACATGAATTTGGGCATGATGAAAATAACAATCTTTATGTTAGTAATAATAAGAATAATCATGTTGTTGAAGATTTTGAAAAAAAGTTGACAAAATCAAAGAAAAAGAATACTATTATTAGTGAGGCATAAAATGAATTCTAATAGATTGCATTTAATACCAATCAATGTAGTTGATTTGGTAACAAAACTTACCGATTTAAATATTGGCGAAAATGAAAAATTTAACTATATTATGAGGATTGAAGCTATTAAAGAATATTGTGATTATGCACTTAATAATCACAATACAGTCAAGAATCTCAATCTTAAAAAGAAAAAGATTATTAGATGAAAATTGCTCTGATAACAGATACCCATTGGGGTGTTCGCAATGACAATGCTGCATTTCTTAATAATTCTAAGATTTTTCTTGATGATATATTTTTTCCTTATCTTGATAAAAACGGAATTGATACTGTCATACATCTTGGTGATATTGTTGATCGTCGTAAATACATTAATATAAACACAGCAAAAAGATTAAGAGAAGATTTTCTATTACCTTTAGTTAATAGAAATATTAAAGTTTATATTATTGCTGGTAATCATGATACTTACTATAAAAATACAAATGAAGTCAATGCTTTAAAAGAGTTAATTGATGATAATTATGCTGGTTTCACGATATATGAAACTGGTCCTAAAGAAGTATTTTTTGATGGACTTCCAATACTTTTAATTCCATGGATATGCGATCAGAATAGAAAAGAAACATTAGAGATTATTAATGAAACAAAATGTCAGATTGCAATGGGACATCTCGAAATTCAAGGGTTTGAGATGTATCGAGGGTCTCCTGTTTCACATGGTGATGATTCCAGTTTATTTGATCGTTTTGATATGGTTATGTCTGGTCATTTTCATCACCGTTCCAGTAATGGCCATATCTTTTATCTGGGTTCTCATGCTGAATTTACTTGGTCTGATTACGATGACCCGAGAGGATTCCACATCTTTGATACAGAAACAAGAGAATTAACCTTTATACAAAATCCATATAAAATGTTTAAAAAGATTTGGTATGATGATTCATCTAAAAATTTAAATGAAATATTAGAAAAAGTTACGGATAATCTTAATAATTCAATAATAAAAATTATTGTAAAAACAAAAAACAATCCATACTGGTTTGATTTATTTGTTGATCGTATTGAAAAATTAAATCCAATTGATTTACAAGTTGTAGAAGATCATTTAAATTTGAATTTAGAAGAAGATACAGATATCATTAATGAAGCAGAAGATACAATAACCATTTTTAGAAATTATATAGATCAACTAAATTCTGAATCTTTTAATAAAAAGAGATTACAAAACACAATGTTAAATTTATATAATGAAGCAATGAGTCTAGGATGATATTATTTAAAAAATTGAGATGGAAAAACTTTTTATCAACTGGTAATGTTTTTACTGAAATTGATCTTAATAAAAGCAACGCAACCTTAATTGTTGGCGAAAATGGTGCTGGAAAATCTACTATACTAGATGCTTTAACTTTTGCGCTTTTTAATAAACCATTTAGAAAAATTAATAAACCACAACTTATGAATTCTATAACAGAAAAAAATCTTGTTGTAGAAATTGAATTTTCTATTTCTAATAATGAATATAAAATTATTAGAGGAATTAAGCCTGGTATTTTTGAAGTCCATAAAAATGGATCTTTGTTAAATCAAAGTGCTGATAGTAAAGATTATCAAGAAATTTTAGAAAAGCAAATTCTAAAGATTAATTATAAATCATTTTGTCAAGTTGTTGTTCTTGGATCAGCATCATTTGTTCCATTTATGCAACTTCCTACTGGACAAAGAAGAGAAATAATCGAAGATTTATTAGATCTTCAAATTTTTACTACAATGAATTCTCTTTTAAAAGAAAAAGTTTCTACAAATAATAAATCTTTGCTTGTATGTGAAAATGATATAGAACTAATCAAAGAAAAAATTAATCTAGTTAAAGAACATATAATTGAGAAAAAACAAAATAACGAAAAGATTATTGATGAGAAAAAAAGTATACTTTTAGATACTTTAAAACAAACAGAAGATTATATGAATAAGATTTATGATATAAAGAAAAATATAGAATCTTTAAAAGAAAAGACAACTGATCTAGATAATTTTAATAAGAAGTTAAAAAAATTAACTTCTCTAAAACATCAAATTGAAGCAAAACTTGATATACTTAATGGTGAAATTAAATTTTTTAATGAGCATGATAATTGTCCAACTTGTAAACAAGAAATTGATAACATATTTAAATGTGAAACTGTAGAAAATAAAAATATTGAGGTTAATGAAGTTGAATCTGGTTTAAGTCTTCTTATTGAACAATATAATGAAATTGAATCTAAAGTAAAAGAAATAATGAAATTAAATGAACAATTGAGTGAGTTGAATATGCAATCGCATATTTTAAATACAAAGATTGATTCATTAAATTCTTATCGTGAGCAATTAGAAAAAGAAATAAAGAATATTAAAAATACAAATAAAGAAGATGAAACTGATAAACTCAAACAACTCAATTCTAATCTTGAAGACTTTTCTTTACTTTTTAATGAATTGCAAGAAGAAAGAAAGACATATGGATATGCATCAGCAATTTTAAAAGATGGCGGTATTAAATCTAAAATAGTAAAACAATATATTCCAGTAATTAATAAACTTATTAATAAGTATCTTTCTTCAATGGAATTTATGTGTCATTTTGAATTAAATGAACAATTTGAAGAAACTATTAAGTCTAGATTTAGAGATAAATTTAGTTACTCATCTTTTTCTGAAGGCGAAAAGATGAGAATTAATCTTGCAATTCTTTTTACTTGGAGAGCAGTATCAAAGCTAAGAAATTCAATTAATACAAATCTTTTAATAATGGATGAGGTATTTGATTCTTCATTAGATTCAAATGGTACAGAAGAATTTATGAAAATACTAAATCAATTGACAAAGGATACAAATACATTTATTATTAGTCATAAGACTGATCAACTATTTGAAAAATTTGAAAGTGTTTTAAAATTTGAAAAGATAAAAAACTTTAGTAGAATTGCAGCTTGAGGTAAAGATGTTTAATTTGATTGATAAGAATAGCCCTACATTAAGACAAAAGGCTGAGCAATTTGATTTTAATGATCCACCATTTGATCCAATTGAATTTGCTCATAATATTGTAAAGTTTATGTATGATAATAATGCATTAGGAATTGCTGGTCCTCAAATAGGATTGTCTCAAAGAGTATTTGCTATGAGAGGACATCCTGAAAATTTTGTTTGCTTTAATCCAAGAATAATAGATTATGGAGAAAAACAAATATATCTAGAAGAAGGATGTTTAACTTTTCCAAATTTAGTTCTAAAAGTAAAAAGACCACAGAATATAAAAGTTAGATTTCAAATGCCAAATAGTGAAGTTGTAACTCATAAATTTTCTGGAATTACTGCTAGAATATTTCAGCATGAGTATGATCATCTTGAAGGAATTCTATTCACTTCGAGAGCAAATAGATACCATTTGGAAAAAGGCTTAAAGAAAGCCAGTTGACATGTTTGATTATTTGAGATATAGTAATATTCAAATAGCGTTGAATCTAAATCCGTTTCAATGGGGATTTATGATTGATTATAATGGACCTACACAAATGGATCCTGGTATGTACTTTTTACATATAAAATGTATAATGGTACGTATATCTTTTATCATTGATAATGGAAGTTGGTAATGAATATATTCTACATTGATGAAGATCCAATCCAAGCAGCGCAATGGATGGTTGACAAACATGTTGTGAAAATGATTCTAGAATCAGCACAACTATTATCAACTGCACATAGAATTTTAGATGGCCGAGAAGTTGAAGGTAAATCAAAGACTGGGCGTAAAGTTCGGCGATGGATTCTTGATGATTCTAGAGATGAAGTTATATATACAGCAACTCATATAAATCATCCATCGGCTGTTTGGTGTAGAGAATCAGTTGAAAACTATAACTGGCTTGTTGATCATTTCTTTGCTCTTATGCAAGAATATACACATAGGTATGAAAAAACTCATAAGTGTTTTGGCGATCTTAGTTATATGCTTCAATCACCACCAAATAATTTAAAAGAATGGGACTGGACTCCTATGCCATCAGCTATGGCAGATGAATACAAAATATCAGATGATCCATTGACAAATTATAGAAACTATTATAAGATAGGTAAATCTAATATGCATAAGTGGACTAATCGAGAAAAACCGGAGTGGATATAAAATGGGATATAATTGGGTAAATGATATTGCAATAATGCATGAACATTATAATGTTCATCCTGTTATGGAAAAAATGGATAAAGAAAAGCTTAAAACTTTTCTTCAATTTAGGATTAATTTTCTCCAAGAAGAACTTGATGAGATGAAAACAGCAAAATCTGCTGAAGATGTTGTAGATGCTCTTATTGATTTATGTGTTGTAGCAATTGGAACACTTGATTGTTTTAAAGTAGATTCATATAAAGCATGGGATGAAGTTCTTAAGGCAAATATGAATAAAGAAGTTGGTGTTAAGCCAGAACGTCCTAATCCTCTTGGTTTACCTGATCTTATTAAGCCACTGGGATGGGTAGCGCCTTCACATGAAAATAATCATGGAATTTTGACTAAGGTATTTTAATAATGTTTGATACAAGATTCAATATTGGCAATATTGGTGAAGAAGTAGTTAATAACTTTTTTATTAATGCTATTAGATCAAAAGATTGGTATGATTCTAAAAAAGATGGTTGTATTGGTGATATGACTTATGAAGTGAAAACTTTTCGTCTTAATAATAAAACAAAAAGTTTTTGGGTTGGACAGAATAAAACACAAACCATGTGGAACAAATTGGATAATGTAGATTTACTATTTTTTATAAAAATTCCAGAATCTAAAAATGAAAAATCTATATTATATTTAAGTACAGATCATAAAAACTCTTGGAAAATGTTTTATAAAAATGATGGAACACCATGCAGAGGATATATGCTAAATAAGTGTTTACCTTTAACTGAAATTAGTATAGAATTATCTAATATTCTGCTAGAAAACTCAAAAAGTATATCTAATCATAGGAGATTCTCATAATGAGTGAAAAAGAATCAGTAAAAGTTCTTCAAGAGTGTATTGATTTACAGCTTAAGAAATCAAATGATTATCAGAATCCTAATTCTGTTATTAGACAGGCTGATTATTACCCAAATGGTTGCTTGACAATTCTTGATACCATGCATGGCAAAATTCTTAGAATGCGATCGGTAATGGACGCAATGGTTAATGATCCAGATTATAAGCCAAACTTTGAATCACTAGAAGATTCTGCAAAAGATCTTGTAAACTATGCTTCATTCTTTGTTTCTTACTCTCGTGGTAAGATTGATGGCCAAAATACAGATCGTGATTTCTTGAATAGAAAGATAAAGAATGTTTAATAGAAATACAGTTGCTGATATTCGAGAAGAATTCAAAAGACTTCTTGATGAGAAGCAGTTTGTTACAGATAAAAGTGGTGTTAAGATAGTTGAAATACCTAATGCTTCTTTTATTGCTAATGAATCATGTATTTTTGGTACAGTTAATTATGATTATGTTTTACGTGAATTAAGTTGGTATTATTCAGAATCATTGAATGTAAATGATATTCCAGGCGGTCCTCCAGCAGTTTGGAAACTAGTTGCTGATAAAGATGGATATATTAATTCCAATTATGGTTGGTGTATTTTTTCTCCAGAAAATTTTAGTCAGTATGATAAAGTTTTAAATGAACTTAAAACTTCACCAGAATCTCGCCGAGCAATTATGATTTATACTCGTCCAACTATGTGGTATGATTATAATGATAATGGTCGTTCAGATTTTATGTGTACAAATGCTGTTCAGTATATGATTAGAAATAATAAACTTCAAACAATTGTTCAAATGAGATCCAATGATGTTATCTTTGGATATAAAAATGATTTTGCCTGGCAAAATCAAATACATGAAAAACTTGCAGACGATCTTAATATTGAATATGGCGATATTCATTGGAATGTTGGTTCTTTACATGTTTATGAAAAACACTTTCATTTGGTAAAATAATGCGAATAGGTTCAAGACCCATACATAAATGGGATTATCGATATTTGGAAATGGCTCAATTGATTTCTACATGGTCAAAAGATCCAAGTACAAAAGTGGGTTCTATAGTTGTTGGATCAAAAGGTCAAATATTAACCCAAGGATATAATGGGTTACCAAGAGGAATTCAAGATTCAAATGAAAGATTAAATGATAGACCAACAAAACTAAAATATGTAGTTCATTCAGAAATGAATTGCATATACAATGCCAGCTATAATGGAGTTTCATTGGAAAATTCTACTTTATATGTTTATGGTCTTCCTGTATGTTCCGAATGTGCTAAAGGCGTTATTCAAGTAGGAATAAAAAGAGTAATTATGTGTTATCCATCTAGTATTGATGATAGATGGAGAAATTCTTTTGAAGATACGGCTAATATGTTTGATGAAGCTGGAGTGAAATTTAATAATTATGAAAAGTAAATCACTAAATACACTGAGAGCTACTCTGGGCCCCCAGTCAAATTTCTCTCATTAAAAAACTGATATAAAAGAAAGGGTAAAAAATGAATAATATTCGTGTAGCCATTGTTGGCGTTGGTAACTGTGCAAAATCTCTAGTTGAAGGTGTTGCACTATATAGTGCAACTTCACGTGTTGATGGGCTTGCATTTGAAAATATTGGAGGCTATAAGGCTGAAAATATTGAATTTGTTTTGGCATATGACATTGATACTCGCAAAGTTGGTAGAAAGCTTGCTGATGCTATTTTTGCAAAGCCAAATTGCGCAATGGATTTTGAAGTATCACGTCAAAATATTGAAAAAGTTTGTTCAAATACCATAGTGAAGCGTGGTGCTTTGTATGATGGTGTTGCACCACACATGCTTAATATGCCAGAAGATGAATCTTTTAGAGTAACAAAAGATCCTGAACCATCCAAGGAAGAAATTATTAAAAATCTTCGTGATAATAAGGTTGATGTTCTTCTTAATTACTTACCAGTTGGATCAGAAACTGCTACTCGTTTTTACATTGAAGCATGCATTGAAGCAAAGGTTCCTTTTGTCAATTGTATTCCAGTATTCATTGTTTCAGACCCATATTGGGAAAAAAGACTAATTGAAGCAGGAATTCCTGCAATTGGCGATGATATGAGAAGCCAGCTTGGTGCTAGTGTTATGTCACAGGCATTGCAGGAACTATTCTTTAATCGTGGTATGAAAGTAAAGTTCCATGAACAAACAAATCATGGTGGTAATACTGATTTTCTTAATATGATGGATCAGAGTCGACTTGCTAGCAAAAAGATTTCTAAGGAAAATGTAATTAGATCACAAAATGATATTCGTGGAATCCCGGTTCCAAAGAATGGCATTTATGCTGGACCATCAAGCTATATTCCTTATCATCAGGATAATAAGATTGCACATTTTAGAATTGAAGCTGAAGGATTTGGTGGCGCGCCAGTAATTTTTGATGCCCGTTTATCAGTACAAGATTCACCCAATTCTGCTGGTGTTGTTATTGATGCTATTAGATATCTTCAGGTTGCTAAAGAACTAGGACTTGTTGGTTCTCTACGTGGACCTTCAGCAGCTACACAAAAGACTCCACCAACACAGATGATGATTCAAGATGCATATGAAGAATGCAAGGCTTTAGCAGAAAGGCGGATTACCGAAACTGTAAGGAATCATAATATCCATGATTAATACCTTTGATATAGATGGTGTAATCTATATGGGTGATAAATACACTGGGGTCTTTCCTGGCCCCAGTGATATAATCATTACCGGTCGTTCTTTTGAAGAAAGACACTACACCGAAAAAATGCTTATGGCTAGAAATATTTCAAACCATGTGTATTATAATAATAAAAGATTTGAAGATAAAACTAGAGAAAGTTCGGGTTTACATAAAGCTAATACTATTAGGAGTCTTTTAAATAGTGGATATGAAATTGGTATTCACTTTGAAGATGATGAAATTCAAGCACAGGTTATTAGTAATTTAATACCAGAAATTAATGTAGTTATATTAAAGCACAATCTTGTTGATAAAGAGAATGTTTGGCATGGAAAATAATTATAATTATAATTGGTATAATTTTGATAAAGAATTAATGAAAGACTTTAATTGGTTTTTACACAAAATTAATAAAAGAGCTTGTATTAATTATGGATTTATTAAAGAAAAATATGAAGCGGTAAATCGCTTTGGACAAGAAGATTGGGGATTAGGCGAGGATGTAGAATATTTCCATCCAACTATTACTCTTGATGATCGAATGCGTTATATTTGTCAAGTTATAGTAAAACATCCTATGAGTGAATTTAATGTTCTTGGTAATACCATTATTTCACATTTTTATGGTGCTCGTGGTGTACATCAAACTATAACAGGATCTTTAGATCCAAATAATTGTTTTGTTGATTTTGATGAAGTGGCAAATGACAATCAAGATTATATTAAATGGTTACGAAGCACTGTAGAAAAAGAAACAAAAATTAATAAAAAGCCAGTATGGGGAACTACTGAATTGCATACGCCAATTCAGGCTGCTGCTAGAAATTATTGTAGAGAAAAATATGATAATAAAGATAGACCATTTCATACAATTGATGTTATTGAATGGGTTGCATCGTTCAAAGATAATGGAATAGCAAAAGCATTACTACATGAAGTTGATCATCTTAAAGATGCATTTAAAGCCTTAACAAAACACAAAGGTATTGGCGAATATTATGGATTTCATTGTTCAACATCAACTAGTGTTATTCCACAAGCTAAATATCATCATGACCAAAGATTTGTAGCACCAGGACCAGGAGCCAGATATACAATTAATAAAATATGGCCAGAAGCACCAAAATCTTTATATGCTGAAGCAGTTTATTTTTTACGTGAAAATGCTGATGAAATTGGATTAACTGAAAATGTTGAATTTCATCCAGATGCATGGAATATTGATAATACCTTTACATTTCCACAAGATAGTTTAAAATATTATGGTACAGAAGTTCTTTCATGCCAGTTTGGTATATATCTACAAATACGTAATAATAAAAATGCGTGTAATAAAAGAAAAGTTTCTAGAATAGATTCTGATACAAATAATACACTTGAAGGATTTTTATCATGAAATGTGTAATTGCAGCTCCATTTATTCCTATATCGTCCCAATTGGCAAGTCATAGAGCCGCGCAAGGAATAATTTATGCTGATATTCTAAAACAATATCATTGTGATAATATACATGTTTCTCTTTCAAGGCCTTCAATACAGGGTGATTCAGCTAAAGAAGAAAATAAAAAAGAGGATTTTAATAAGTATGATAGACTTTACATATATCATGGAAATGATAGAAAAGCGGATTGTACTGATTTAAATTTTTTTGGTGGAACAAAAAACTTTCCTCACGCTTATAATATAAGAAATATATCTAAATTTAAAGGTGAAGTTTATTCTCTTCATTATGATATGCCTGATTATGCTCAAATGTTAAAAAATAAACTTGATGGTCATCTTCTTCGTGAAGGAAATTTAGATAGTGTTGTAAAAGAATTTCTTGAAGTTGATATTGAAAATCTTAAAAAGATGCAAGAACGAGCAATTACATTAGAACCAATTGGTCCATGGGATAAACTTGTAATGGGTGATAGTCATGCAATATGCATGTATCGTCCAGGATGGAATGTTAACTCCGTACCATTTAAAACTTTACATGGTGCCTTAAAACAAGGACTAAATTCATTTATAAACATGTCAAATGTAAAGCATGTTGAATATTATTTTGGTAATATTGATATTAGACATCATATATGTAGATTTGAAGATATTAAGTCTACAATTAATATTCTTGTAGAAAAATATATTAATCAGGTTAATGAACTTAATATGGAAACTAAAGCCATTTATGAACTTCTTCCAATAGAAAATGAAAGTAGAAGTATTCCTAAAAGTGGATGGTATGAAAAAACTCCATTCTATGGCTCTTGGTCACAAAGAAATGATGCAAGATTATATTTTAAAGAAAAACTTATAAATATGTCCCAAGGAACTGGTATAACTATAAAAGAATGGATAACTCCAGAATTTTATAATTCAATTGGTGAAATGGATTTTAAAGTGATGGAAAAACCCAAGTCTGTTCATCTTTCTAGGGAATATTACCCTTATTGGCAAGGTCTTGAATATAATAAAATTGAAAAAATAAGTTTGGAAAGCTTTTTCTCATGAAACATTCTACTATTATACCACTTATTGGCGGTGAAATTATTGCATCAAGCGATGTTTTTGGTGACAAGCCAGAATATATTTTATCATATGATGTTTTTAAACATAATGAATCACATCTTTTAAATTATTGGAATAATGAAATTCCATATTATGTATTAGATAAAGGTGATTCTGCGCCAAAAACAAAAATAGATGTGGTTTCAAGTGTTTGCCCTTGTGCAGGACTTAGTCAATATCATCATAAACCAGGTGAAGATAATCAAAATAATCAATGGATGGAAAAAACCGCAAATTATATTCTTGGTGAGGTTAAACCTAAGGTATTTTGGGGTGAAAATGCGCCAGCACTGGTTGGTAAGATTGGCGAATTCATGCTTAAAAAGCTTAGAAATATTGGTCTTCAAAATGGCTATAGTATGAGTGTATATCTTACTAAAAACATTAATCATGGTGTTCCACAATTTCGTAAAAGAACATTTTATTTTTTCTGGGATAAAAAGGAATTTGGTGAACGTTGCCCTCTTATCAATTATTTTGCCAGACCACATAAAAAAATTGAAAATGTAATAATTGATAATGAAAGCAATTTTCAAATGGAGCCAATTAATAATAAAATTCCGTCAAAAGATGATCCATATTATCGTTATCTACTTGAAGAAGTTCATGGTGGTGTTACTCATCGTGAATTTTTTGATATATTAGAAACAAAAAATGTTAGAGGAAATGATGTAGAATCATTAATTGAAATTGCTGGCCATGATTATAATATGGTTGGAAACTGGATGGAAAAAAATAATTATACTAGAGAAATTGAAAAGTGTAAAAGAAAATTTATAAAATTAAAAAATAATGGTAATATAATGAGAAGAGGAACAATTGTTCCTAAAGATTATATTGGCGCCTTTGTTGGCCATTATCCAACTGTTTTAACTCATCCATATGAAGATAGATATGTAACATATCGTGAAGCGATGAATATTATGGGGCTTCCACGTGATTTTGAACTTTTAAATCCACAAAAATCAATAAATCATATTTGTCAAAATGTACATTATGATACATCAAAAGATATGGCAATGGAAATAAAATCAGTTTTTGCTGGTGATCGTAAATTTGTTGAAACTGACTTTATGTTCCAATCCAATTTAAATAAGACTCATGAAGATTGGTCCAATCATGGTAAGGATACAACATTAGAATCATTTTTTGCATAGTGAAAAAATATTTTTACAATGGTAATAAAATATGATATAATAAAGATATATAATATAGGAAACTTTGTTATGAGGAAAATATGAGTGAAGATATTAAAGTAAATGCACACTATTCTGATGTGCAATGGAACTATGGAAAAAATGATGTTCCATACAAATACTGCGAAGATAATATAATTTCCGATTTTAAGAATTATATTGATTCAACTTATTCAGAACACTACAAGACAGAACAAGAAAGTATTGAATGCTTTGATGCATGGATTGCTCTTGGTGATTCTACTCCTACCTTTAGAAATACAGCTTTAAAATATCTTTGGCGATATGGCAAAAAGAATGGCTCAAATAAAGCCGATTTAATGAAAGCTCTTCATTACGTAATGATGTGCTTATATGTTGATCACTATAAGGAAAAAAATAATGGAACTGACATTTAATCTAAATGAATTAAGAAAGAATAAACTTTTTATTGCTACACCAATGTATGGTGGTCAATGTGCTGGTATGTTTGCTAGATCTATTGCTGATTTATCTGCTCTATGTGCAAGCAATGGAATTCAAATTCAATTTTATTTTCTATTCAATGAGTCTCTAATTACTCGGGCAAGAAATTATTGTTGTGATGAATTTATGCGTTCTGATGCAACACATATGATGTTTATTGATTCTGACATTGGTTTTAATCCCAGAGATGTTATTGCACTTATGGGCCTTCAAACAGAAGATAGTGAATATGATGTTATTGGTGGTCCATATCCAAAGAAATGCATTTCATGGGAAAAGATTAAGCAGGCTGTTGATAAAGGTATTGCTGATGAAAATCCTCAACTTCTTGAAAAGTATGTTGGCGATTATGTCTTTAATCCAAAGAATAATCAAGGTCAGATCCCACTAGGTGAACCAGTTGAAGTTCTTGAAATTGGTACTGGTTTTATGATGATTAGGAAGAAGACTCTTCAAAAGTTTATTGAAGCATATCCTCAGTATTCATATAAGCCTGATCATGTAAGGACAGAAGCTTTTGATGGTTCTAGAGAAATCATGATGTATTTCCAGGCCGAAACAGATCCTAAGTCTAAGAGATATTTATCAGAAGATTATTGGTTCTGTCAAAAGATCCAAGAAATTGGAATGAAAACTTGGTTCTGTCCATGGATGTCAATGCAACATGTTGGTACATATATCTTTGGTGGTTCTTTGGCTGATCTTGCACAAATCGGTGCAGCAGCAACCGCTGATGTTGGTAAGTTAAATAAAAAGAAGTGAAAGGAAACTATATAATGCAAAAGTTGAAGCTATCTACACGTACAATTCAGATCTTAAAGAATTTTTCATCAATTAATCCTTCAGTTTATTTTAAACAAGGAAATAAGATTACTACTATTTCGCCTTCAAAGACTATTTTGGCCAAGGCTGAAGTAGTTGAAAATTTTGAAAGTGATTTTGCAATCTATAATCTATCAAGGTTTCTTGGTGTATTAACTCTTTTTAATGATCCAGAACTTGAAATTAATGAAAAGTATGTTACCATTATGGATAATAAGAAGAAGCTAAACTATATGTTTGCTGATCCTTCTAATATTATTACACCTCCTGAAAAAGAAATTGAGATGCCAAACCCAGAAATCTCTGTTTCATTGCCAAATGATGATCTTCAGACTATTATGAAGGCATTGTCAGTGCTTCAGTTGCCTGAAATTGCATTTGTAGGCCAGGAAGGTAAAACAACTATTCAGGCTGTTGACTCCAAAGGTTTGGTTGGTGATAATTGTTCAGTTGAACTTGGAAATTCTGAAATTGATTTCAAGATGATCTTTAAGGCTGAAAATATTAAGATTATTCCTGATGATTATGAAGTTCAGATTTCATCAAAGAAAATTTCAAAGTTTACTGGTTCTGATATAAATTACTACATTGCTGTAGAATCTAACTCCTCTATGAATTGATTGGAAAATATAGTATGAATGAAGAATTTTTGTGGGTTGAAAAATATCGACCAAAAACAGTATGTGAAACAATTCTTCCAAGTGATTTAAAAGAAACATTTAAAAAATTTGTAGAACAAAAAAATATTCCCAATCTTCTTCTTTCAGGCACTGCTGGTGTGGGCAAAACAACAATTGCCCGCGCCATGCTTGAAGAATTGGATTGCGATTATGTTATCATCAATGGTTCATTGCATGGTAATATTGATACACTTAGGAATGATATTCATAACTTTGCATCCGCCGTTTCATTTAAAGGTGGAAGAAAGTATGTTATCCTAGATGAAGCAGATCATTTAAATGCAAATTCAACTCAACCAGCCTTAAGAAACTTTATGGAAGAGTTTTCAAATAATTGCGGGTTTATACTAACATGTAATTATAAGAATAAGATCATTGCACCTCTTCATTCAAGGTGTTCTGTTATTGATTTTAGAATTCAAAAATCTGATATGCCTAAAATGGCTGCTCAATTTATGAAAAGAGTCAATACAATACTGGATGATGAAAAAGTTGAATATGATCCAAAGGCTATTGCTGAAGTTATAACCAAGTATTTTCCTGATTGGAGAAGAGTGTTAAATGAACTTCAACGCTATTCAGCCACTGGAAAGATTGATACTGGAATATTAACTAATCTCCAAGATATATCTATCAAGGAATTGGTTCAATATATGAAAAACAAGAATTTTACAAATGTAAGAAAATGGGTTGCTGAAAATTCAACTGTGGATCAAACTTCTATTTTTAGAAACTTTTATGATTCTGCATCAGAAATGTTTGTACCAGGATCTATTCCGGATCTTGTAGTTACTCTTGGTAGATATCAGTATCAAGCAGCTTTTGTTGCTGATCATGAAATTAATCTATCAGCTTGCATGGCTGAAATCATGAGAGACTGTGAATTTCAATGACATATAAACCATTTGATTATGTAAATTCTATTAATAACACCAAGAAAAATTTAATAGAAGATGAAACAAGCGAGAAGGGGTATAACCCCTTCTTGACTAATCGTGCTTTGTCATATCATGTTGATTCATTGCTATATGCAAATGATATGAATATGTTATCAATTCTTGATAATAAGTTGCAATATGACTATTATCTTCATGGGTTAAAAAAGAGTAAGAGATATTCCAAGTGGCATAAATTTGAACCATCTGAGAAATATGAAATTATTAAAGAATATTATAAATATAATGATAAGAAAACAAAAGAAGTAATGAATCTTCTTAATGATTCACAAATAATGATTCTTAAGAATAAAATGTTTAAAGGTGACCAATGATTGAACTCCATAAAGATTCCATAGAAGTTATAGATAATCTTTTACCAGACGATCTTCACGAAGAGATAATGGATGACGTGAGATCATTTAGGTTTACTTATGGTTGGCTTCAAAGTAGTGCTGATTATCATGGTCATTTTAATGTAGAATTAATCCATGCAGCGCCATCAAATGTTGCTGATGTTGAAGATGAATTAAAAAAGACGGAATTAAATTATACCTCTCTTTATAAGATGTGGAAGTATATACAATCAGAATATGTTGGTCTAGATAAAAAACTTATTAGATGTTATTTTAATGGTCATGTTTTTGGCATAGATGGATATAGTCATAGAGATTCACCTCGTGATGATGAATGGTCTATGGTTATCTATACTAATTTTGAAGATGAATGGAATCCAGATTGGGGTGGTGAAACTTCTGTATTTGAAGATGGTGAAATTATTAAATCAGTTTTACCGAAGAAAAATAGAGCAATTATATTTGCTGGTAATAAACTTCACGCGCCAAGACCGCTTGGTAGATTTTACACAGGCATGCGTCAGATTATTGTCTTTAAGTTTAGGTCACCAAGAACAGAAAGTTTTGAAAAAGTATCAACTCTAGTAAAGGAACTTGGCGGAATGCGAGTTCCTTCCAGATCATTTGGTAATATGCATGATCATATGTTATCATGTTATACTGAATTGAGTAAAAGAGTTGTTGATGAAGAGGTATGTGAAGCGGCTGGTCTTCATGCTCTTTATGGATCTAGAACTGCAAAAACCGCATTTTTAGATCCAAAGAAAAATTCCGACGTTATTAAATCATTATTTTCTAATAGAGTTGAAGAGCTTGTATATCTATGTTCAATTATTGCTAGACCAGAAGGATTAATGGATCCCGTTGATATATCTGATGAGGGTGTAACTGTTAAACTTTTTAATGGTGATGATATTAGAATACCAAGACAGCATTATGATGATTTAATGCTTATAGAAGCGGCCAATCAAGCATCACTTTCTATAGTTTTAGATAGAGATAAATATGATAAGTTCTCTTCAATTTATCCAGTATTAGAGGATGAGAGTAAAAAGTTAAGTGATACCCTTTCTCATAGGGAGCATTTTAAGAATCATAATAAGTACAGGGAATATAATATAAGAAAGAAGAAAAAGAATGAGTAGTTTATTAGATTCACTAGTCGAGGTGAGGATAGGTGAAGAGGGTGATTTTCTTAAGATTAAGGAAACCCTTACCCGTATCGGTATTGCTTCAAGGAAAGAGAGAAAACTTTTTCAATCATGTCATATCCTTCATAAGCAGGGTAGGTATTATATAGTTCACTTTAAAGAACTTTTTGCTTTGGATGGGAAGTCTTCTAATTTGTCTAATGAGGATGTATCAAGGAGAAATACGATTGCAAATCTTCTTCAGGACTGGGGTTTACTTAAGGTAGTAGATCCTGCTTCAAAAGATTCTCTCGCTCCATTGTCGGGCATCAAGATTTTATCTCATAAAGAGAAGAATGAGTGGGAACTTGTGGCCAAATATAATATTGGAAAGAAGAAGAAAGATCCTTAGGTGGAAACTAAAGAAGAACTTCTAGACGAATTTGTGTCGTCCTTATCTAAAATCATTGAGATTAAGGATGATATTCAGCATGAACTGAGATATCACAATTCTAATACAGCGTCATCCATTAGAGAAAATCGGTACATTCCTGAGATAGAAAAACTTAAAGGTGCTCTGAGAAGAATTCTATCTCTATCCACTACAAACAACGAATAATATCTCTTTCTCCAGTAGTATAGAATGCTTTCCTGATATTAAAGGTAGCAATAGCACGTGTACATCCTTCACATGGCTTCGCCAATCCGAATGAACCATCTTGCTTTACTCTACATACAAACAGTGTACATTTCGATAACTGATCTGTATTCAATACTCTCAAAGCATTCTTAATAGCATCAGTCTCTGCATGGAGATATATTGCCTCTTCATTCTTAGAATACTTTGCCTGAAAAGGGTGTGACTTAAACTTATTAGTACCAATAGATACAAATTCATTCTTATACAACAAACAAGCGGCCAATCTTGCATTAGCCACTCTCTCAACATCATATGCTATATTAGAAAGTACATTAAGTACTCTCTGTATCTTCTTTGTACTATACGACGAATTCATTACATTCACGGGTATCGAGGTGAATTTTCCGGAAAAAAAAATTTGAAGCCCTCGGTTCAGAAAAAACACTCAGTCTCTATTAATAACAGGGTAATCAGAGCTGCGCGATTGAATTATACAGAAGCAATTATAGGGTGGGGGCTGAGTATGGATGGGAACCCATTCGGCACTTCACCAGCTTCTCTATTACGAAGGGTGAAGGGTAGGATCACTCGCAACTTGCGTTGACGATAATCCTACCCTGTGATAAGATTAGACCATCTTCGAAGCAACAGCACCAAGTGCAGCATAACCAGCAGCAACTACAGCCTTGCTTGGCTTACCGAGACGATAGAAGCTCTTCCGAGTCTTCCGCTCGTTGTGATAGATGGCATTGCCCTTCGAACGTAGGTTGGTAATAGCAGCAGTCGGGTTCTTGATGCCGAATCGAGCAGCGATCTGTGCTCGTGTTAGCTTCTCACCAGACTCAAGCGCTGCGAGTAGACGTGCTTCCTTAGTAGTATTCATTCAAATATCTCCATTGTTAAGGTTGGCCAAAGGTTACAGCATATCGATGAGTCGGCCATTCTCATCTACTGTTCGTACCCTATGAGAAGGATAGGATGCTTGTGCATTCCGCATCTCATTAAGGTAAAACTGAGGGTCGTTGACGATGTACGAAAACGTTTGCCATACACCACTCACCTGAACTTGGATCTCAACCATCGATGCTCTCCATGAGAAATCCATAAGTCCGTTTGCAGTAGTCCATGGCCAGGTTGATGGCTCCTGGAAGGTTGACCTGCTCCATTGTAGAGAAGTAGTCTACTTCTTGATCTCCATGCCAGACCTGGAAGGCCGTGTCCTGGTTCCACTTGACTCGAAAGCCCAAGTCGTCGTCTTCGTATACGGTAATCATATCAATACTCCATATATAGATCTTATACCGATTCCGAATTAATGTCAACCGGTCCGGGGGTCAGAAAATGCACTTTTTGTAACTTTTTTCTGACCCCCTCCCCCTTTGGCCAGGGGATTACGAGGAGAGAGAGATCACCCCGAGGCCAATTTGTGTAGACTCTGCCATTTCGAACCAATAGTACCCAAGCCTGAACCAGACAGCATAGACTGCCACATGATCCGCTGAACCTCGACTGCAGTCGGAGCATTGGATATATCGCGAAGCAAGTTCTGCTTCTTAGTGGCTTTAGTATTAGACTCGTGGATAAGTCGTGTTGCCCGATCCTTGGCTACTTCGAGATCCATTCCCTCAAAGTGCAGATCTTCCGGTTTGAACAGCTCAGCCATTACGATTCTCCATATAGTGGTGGACGCCAAAGCACACGGCCATAAATGTTACGAACACAAGAACCGGCCCAAACAGGACCATACAGTCGAAAGTTGACATTAACTCATCTCCAATTTATAGTACTATTCTATCATCGATTCTAATTAATGTCAACCTCTTTTTTAGTACTGGAGGAACTTTGGCACAACCCTGATCAGGCCCTGATTGTTCAGGATGGCAGCAACCTCAGCCTTTGCCTCTTCGGCATCGAAATCTTCAACACCAGTGTGGCCTGCAGCTTCCTCATCGGCAACTTGGCCTTTCATATACTCTTTCTTAAGCTTCTTATGCCGAGCTGTAATCTCCTGCATCTTAGCCAGATTAGCTGCCCGGATGCGCTCGATCTCTTCCGGAGACTTGGTGACCTTAACCTCAGGCACCTTGATGGCACCGGACTTGATGGCCTTGGCAATAAGCTTGTTGGACTCGGCGTGGATGTTCTTAGCTTTAGGTGTCTTGGCAGCACCTTTGACAGATTCGATGGCCTCATCCACTTGCATAGCCAGACCAATAATATCGTCAAGGCACGTAAACTTAAGATTAGCATACCCAGAGGCTTCCTTGACTACGCTGAAGCCATTGGCCTTGACCAGATCCATTGCAGTAGGGAATGCAACCTTGGGCAT